TGGCAGTTGCTTATGGGTACAGAAATAACATCATTATTAAGAAATCTTACGTGGATGGTATAGAGTTCTTGAAAGGTGAGTCGTTACCTGAAACTGATTTAAGTAAATTAACTGTATCTGCAAGTAAAGATATTGCTGTAGGTTATGGGCATGATGTAGTTTCATTTGACCAGTTAGTAGATTTTGTTACTATGCCTGGGTTACATTTTACTACACATCACTGGCAAGATGGTAATAGAAATAAAACTAATTTAATACCTGGTTTTAATCTGGTGGTTCTTGATATAGACCATGGTATTACATTAGATATAGCAAGAAGTCTTCTTGAAGATTATACATATATTGCTTACACAACTAAACGACATACGGAACAAGCAAACCGATTTAGGATTATATTACCATTGTCACATACTATTAGTCTTGGTTCAGATGAATATAGTAAGTTTATGGAAAATGTGTTTAGCTGGTTACCTTTTGATGCTGATGAAGCTACAAAAGATGTAGCACGTAAATGGATGACAAATCCAGGTGAATCATTTGTAAATGATGGCAAATTATTAGATGCTATGCAATTTATACCTCAAACAAAGAAATCAGAAGAGATGACACTTAGAAGACAACAAGTTAGTTCAATGTCAAATCTACAAGCTTGGTTCTTCAGAAAAATAGGTGAAGGTAACAGAAACAATGTTCTACTTAAGTACGGTTTAGTACTTGTAGATAATGGTTATGATATAGACTCTGTGCGTAATGCAGTTGTTGATTTCAATAACAAAGTTACAGACCCATTACCTGAAGCTGAAATACACCGTACATTAATGATTACGATTACTAAACGTATGGCAGAACTAGGTAAGCTCTAGTTAATAGGACCAAGATACTTGAACGTCCTTTTAAAAGCTAGTAAATTTTATAAAACTAAAGGAGCAATATGTCTACAGAAACAGTTAATGACGATTTAGTCTTGATATCTGGAGCATCTGCCACTGGTAAATCGGCTAGTTTAATGAACATAGCAAACCCAGAAGGGGTAATGTATTTGAATTGTGAAAGCAATAAAAAGTTACCTTTTAAGAGTAAATTTATGGAACTTACTATAATTGACCCTTACCAAGTGTATGAAGCTTTTGACCATGCAGAAACTCTGCCTGATGTGCACACAATCATTATTGATACTTCTACTTATCTTATGGATATGTTTGAAACTCAATATGTTTTAGCTTCTGCTAATACCCAAAAAGCTTGGGGAGATTATGCTCAATACTTTAAAAGATTGATGCAGCAATATGTAGCAAAGTCTACAAAGAATGTTATTGTTTTGGCTCACACTAAACAAGTGATGAATGACGCTGAAATGGTTCTTGAAACTAAAGTACCCGTTAAAGGTGCTCTAAATAATAATGGTATTGAAAGTTATTTTAGTACAGTTATTTCATGTAAGAAAATGCCACTAAATAAATTGAAAGATTTTGCTAGTGATATGCTTACTATTACTGAAGAGGAAGAAATGCTTGGTTATAAGCATGTATTCCAAACTCGTTTAACTAAAGATACGGTAAATGAACGTATGAGAAGTTCAATGGGTATGTGGAATATCAAAGAAACTTACATTGATAACAATGCACAGTTAGTTATTGATAAACTACACCAATTCTACGGTGATTAAGTAGCTCTGACAGAGTTTTATCTATTTAGGTGACTCATTTATTGAGTTTAATACTTTCGAGGCTTGTAGAGCCTCTGACAACATAATTAAAAGGAAATATTATTATGGATTTATTTAAAAAAGACGCATCAATTGAAACAGAAAAAGACACACTAGGTGGTGGTGGTTTTGTATGGGATACAGGACTTTATGACGTTGCAATTGACTCAGTATACATGGACCAATCTAAAGGTGGTGCTTACTCACTAAACTTCGTATTCAAAACTGCTGATGGTAGAGAATTAAGAAATACTCAATATGTTACTTCTGGTGCTGCAAAAGGTACAAGAAATTACTATGAAAAAGATGGTAAGAAACACTACCTACCTGGCTTTACTGCTGCAAATGATATTGCCGTAGCTGCTACTGGTAAAGAACTTTCTGCTCTTGAGAGGGAAGATAAAATTGTAGAGATTTATGATTTTGACCTTAAGAAAAAAGTACCAGCTACTAAGCCAGTATTCATGGAAATGATTGGTAAAACTTTTAAACTTGGTGTTCAAAAAGTTAAAGAGTACAAAAATGTAAAAAATGGTGCTGGTGACTATGTACCTGGTAATGAAATTAAAGAGTTTAATGAAGTTGCTAAGTCATTTAACAATGATGGTCTTACTTCTGTTGAAGCAAAAGCTGGGGCAACAGAACCAGAATTTGTTAACAAATGGTTAGAAAGAAATGGTGCTGACTTTATTAAAGACAAAACTAAAGGTGTAACTCCTGCCGCTGGTGGTGGAACATCTGGAATGCCTGCTGCAGGTACTGGTGCTGCTCCTTCATTATTTAATAAGTAATAAATGTGAAAGCCATAGTGCTTCCCATTTACTATACTAAAGAGTACAAACGTGGAAAAACTATGAAGCGTAAAAATAAGGAAGGTAAAGTCATTACTAAAGTAGTATATGAGCATACCTTTCTTGTTGGTATGAATTGGTATAGGAATGTTGACCCATATACAAATAATGAGGTCAAAACTTGGTATGATGAAGAGATAACTAAACAGTTAGGTGTAAATCCAGATTTAACTAAGCCTTTTCAGTATACCTTAAATTTAAAATTGTATTATTCAAACCCCAGTTGCGATG